ACTAAAGTAGGGTCTTTTTTCATTACATCAATAATTGCATCATATTGATTTAAATCATCAAGCTTTCCTTTTAATTTTCCAGCTTCTCTTGAAGAGTCACTATACCTTTTTTTGTATGGATTGTTTTCAGAATCCCAGTCAATTCCACCGCTTACTGCGGAGTCCTCGGTAACAGCAGAACCAACATCTAGATTCTGTTGCTCTTCGGGAGTTACCCGTTCTTTCGTTTTTGTGGAATTTTCTTCTGTATCATATATGATACCATTAACATCTTTCTCTAAATCATCAAAGAAATCTCCAGAGTCACCCATAACATTTTCAGCGACATCATCAAAGAAGTCGTTGTCATTAGGTGAGTTACTAGTCGTATCTTCCATTATTTGTTCCTTTTTTTAAGTTTAATTTAGTTATTTTCTTCGGTTTTAGTCAAGTTATTATTTTCTTGACTTTTAGCATATGCTTCTCTTTTTGCTGCTAAATCTTGTTCGTGCTTTTTATTTATGTCTTTTAATTGTCTATTATAAGAATCTTGGTTAGCTTTATTTACAGCTGAATCACCTCTTAATTTAGCACTTGTATCAACTAATTTTTTGCGCATATCGTGTTCAACTTGTCTAACTTTATCTTTAATACCAGCTTGAACTAGTTGTCTTTCTAATGTTTCTATTGTACCAGTTGAATCTTTCACTTGTTCCTCCAATTGTTGAACTTGGCTTTGTAATTGTGAGTATAGCGATTTTCTAGATGCAATATTTTCTTTATTTTTAACATCTGTTTCTGCTAATACAGCTATATCATCTATTACTCCTAATTGCATTAATTCTTTAAGTTCCCCTAAATATGCCCATCTGTTTACTGGTAAGCTATTTCCAGCTAATATTCTTACATCAAATTTTGCTTTAGCATAATCATTATACATACCAATTTCTTCACCAAAGTCATTATACATTGGTACATTTATTTCTGTTTCTCTTTCTTCTGCTATAGCACTAGGCTGAACAATTCTAAATACTTTTTGAGTTTGATATGTCGCTTGAGCAAAATCTCTAACTACCATACCTAATCCTTCTAAAGCCATTTTAATATAACCTTCTACCCACTGTTTAACTCTTCGTGTTCCGTATTCGTCATTTGCAAGTAAACCTTTATATGTATCGTGTTGCGCCCCCATATCACCTTGTTGTGAAGAGTATATTCCAGCAAGATATTCCATATCACCTTTACCCATATTAATCATATTAACAAAAGCAGCCGATAATTGAGCTGGTAATACTTCTTTAGGCATCTCATAACCATTATTAACTGGCAATAAAGCTCCCGGAGCTGATGCAAATTTTTCCCAATATTCTGTATCTACACTACCTTCTTGATAAATCCATCTTAAAGAAGAACCTAATGAAGCATTATGGACCATTAATTGATGAGCCTTATTCATTTCTTGTTGTTTACCAATTAATGGTGAAACAGCTGACATTGGATATGGTGTACCAGTCCATTTATATGTAAAGGGAATAATAGGGTATTCAGTACCCGGCAAATAGGATTCATAAATAAACTGGTCACCAATGCATAAAGTTAATTTAATTTTATGTTCAAAAAATTTATTTTCTGAAACTATGTGATTTTTTAAATCACCTTTCATTAATATGTTAAATTCTTCTTTAGAAAATACTTTAGTAATAGTTTGGCTAGCTTTTTCCATCATCTCTTGATTGATTTGTTGAGAAATAGCTTGTATTTGTTGTTCTACACCTTGAGAAGCTTTTTTCATTTCTAATTCAGCTCTCTCTGGTATAATCTGTCCAGCTTCTAATTGCTGTTGAATTTGTAGTTGTGTCTCTTTTAAAGAAACTTGCAATTCTTCTGCTTGTGCTTGTATAGCCATATTAGCTTCTTGTTTAATAACTTGAAGTTCTTCTTCTGTAGGTTCAATTCTGTAAGTGACATTATGATACTCTAAAGCTACTTTTTCATATAGCTCATAGTAATCTATCATTAATTCATCATCACCAAATTCACTAAAGTTTTCTTGTATATCTTTATATTGAAAATCGTTGTTGTCAGATTTTTCTGAATAAGACATATGTGTAGGGTACTGTGAAGAAGCTTTTTTTATTTTTTGGGCATAATCCGGCATTAAGTTTTCAAGCTGTTTTCTAGGTAAAATCTTTTGAATCATCATAAAACCAGCATCTCTAAACAAAGGGTCTCTAGATTGTGGGTCTATAAAAACATCAAATGGTTCTAAACATCTTAATTTAACATCACCCATTCCTTGGTCTGCGTTAGGGTCTACATAAACTTGCATATACCCAACAGATTTAGTTACAGCATCTTGTATAACTTGGTGCATAACTGATTTACCACTACTATGTGACCATATATATTCTGCTATATCGTTATGTACAGCTGCTATATCTGAATCCGAACCTTCTACACCAACAGCTTGCCACCTAGGGTCATTTGCTGTAGCATAAAAAACTAACATTTCTACTATAGGTATTATTCTATTAATAGTAAATGTAGGCATACCTTGGTCATCTAAAGCTTTTTTTTCTTTAGCAGACATTTGGTTGTCTAGAAAGTAGTCGTGACCTTTTTGATTGATATATTCCCAAGACTGTCTATTCTGACCATTAAGTCTTAAAAATAAATTATGTATCTCTGAAGCTCTTTTATTTTTGTTAGCCATATTTATCCTATTTTACAGTATATAATATAAGCATATATTATGCAATAATCCAAGACTTTGGTTTTTTATATTTTTTATTTACAGTTTCACCTTCTTTATATTCAAAATCTTTAGGTGCAACTGTGTATTTTACAGCATATGCTAATGCATCAATTGTATCATCGTGACCCATTCTAGGTCCAAATGTGCATATTTCGTGCTGTAAATCATACATTTCTTTCTTTATATGTACACTTCCTACTATAATTCTTTGACCTAACACTTCTTGTATTCTATCTCTTTTAGATTGTCTTGTTCCGGGTTTTTCTTCTTTAAAGTGAACAGAAAAATCATTTCTTCTTCTAGATTCTGATATTAACGATTGAAACACAGGTCTAGACATTGTCGTGTCTTCAATAGTATGTAATTTGGGATGGTACATTTTTTGGTAATCAAACATATAGTCAACAATGCCTTTTTTGCTCTCACCCGGAATACCTAATACTGGAAGACTTCTTTTTCTGATGTAATCTAAAACATAAATATTTGCATTACTGTCTATAGCTACATATATAAGAACACTAAAGTCTGTATCTCTTCTTTCTGAATCTGTAGCTGGGTCTACTCCACAATAAACATTAACTGGAATATCTTTTCCATCTATGTTTAATATAGACATCTCATTAGATTCATCCCATTTGTACTGACCTTTCCAGTGTCTAATATGTGCTTGAGTAAATATAGAGTCTTCAGCAGACTGAACTTCCATATGATACTCTTGCCAATATTTTTGAGGTTGTCCAGAGTCAGCATAAAACTTTTTCTTTTCCTCTAGTTTAGATAAAGGAAACCAACTTTGCCATAAAGATGTCCCATCTTCTTGTAAAGCTTTATATAGTATCAATTCCCACGAGAAGTCAACTCCGTCAGCTTCTGCTCTATTGTAATTAATAATGAGATTGTTAATGAAAGAATCATAATGCACGGGAGTGCCATTAATGCGTAAACGACCGTCAGCCGGCTCAAGAGCTGGATGGACAACCGCTGTAACCATATTAGAGTTTTTAGCACGACTTTCGGGAGTAATAGTGTTATTCTCATCTTCAAAATCGTCAAGAACGATAAGGTCGTATCTTTTGTGAAGTTTAGCACCGCCCCTAATGCCCGAAATATTTGATTTAGAAATAAGCTTACATCCATTTTTTAACTCCACATCTGTTTCTGTCCATTTTGTTCCCTTTTGTTTACCAAAATAGTATTGTATCTTATCGTTAAACTCTAAATGGTATTTAACATAATCCATATTACCAGTAGATAATTTAGCAGTTGCAGATACCCAACCATAAAATAAAGGACTTTTAGCAAAACAGAATGCGTGTAATATATCACATTTAGTTAATACAGTCTTACCGTGTCCCCTAGGCATTATAATAGCTAGGTTTCTATTCTTAAATATACCATCATCTTGTCTTTCAAAAATCTTATCAGCTATCTCATAATGAAACCAAGGTGTCTCACTACGCATAAAATCATCTGGTAGAAACAGTTTCCCGAATGCTATAAGGTCGTTCTGTGCCAATAATAAAGCTTCTTCCGCAGCACTTACATTTTGAGTGTTGATATTTAAATTCGTAAACTTGTCCATCATATACTCCTAAAGCATTACTATAGTATGGAACATTAATCGTCCGTACTTTCTGGAAGCTCTTTTGTAGCTTCTTTGATTTGTGTTCTTTGTGCGACATCTAGTTCCTCCGGTGAAAACCCTTGAAATACTCCCCGTACTTCCGTTATTTGCTTTTGTTTAACTACTCCATATGCATCCCATAGCATATGTAAAGCCTTTAATCTGTCAGAGTCGTTCTTCCCACTATCTACTACTAGTTTAGCTGATTCTATTAAATAGTCTAAATCGACATTCTGTCTTTTAAATACATCTTTTAAATCTTCATCCATAATCTTTTGAACCCTTTTTGTCTTAATTAATATAGAAGCCATCTTTTTGGCTGTCTTTTCATCATTAGTTTTATATACTTCTAAATATGCTTTATATGGTTCTTCCCCATATGCTACTCTTTTAGCAAACAATATTTCTGATTGGGTAGGATTCTTTCTGTCTTTTAAAGCCTTATGCCAGCTCTTGCCACTTAAATTGTATATATTATCTCTACGAACACTATCTAGCAAAGTTCCGGGTGCCACCTTGTAAGTCCCAGTAGCTGTAAGTATAAGTTCGTCCTTCCCCGCTTTATACCTTCTTAATATCTGAACAACTCTATCATCATCGGTCTTAACCCAGTCTCCTTTATTCCCATCTCTCCAATTGTCTTTATATTGAATACTTAAAGGAACTTCTTCTATATTATATACATTACACTGTTTTCCTTTAACTTCGTAACTTTTCAAATCAATCCCTTTTCGTTAACTTTAATTTAGTTCAGTAAAAAGAATTTTACAAGGCTTTTGTAAGGTACTGTGTGTTCTTTTTCTTATACTTATTCTTTTTCTTCTTCTTACATAGTGTAGCCACTCTGAAGGGACCCATTATAGTGAATCTTTAAAAATTGTAGCATTTTAGTGCTTACCCATAACTCAAGAGGCGCCCCCCTACAGAGCTTTTTTTCTCTCGAGGATTAAGTTATTTTTGATTTTTTTCGAATTAGTTGTGCCTTGTTCCCTTCGACAACATTTCCCCACACTGACCACCACTCTGTAATACACTCTGTGCTACACTCTACCTAATACCGATACATATTAGGCTGTGTAATGGGTTGTGCTATACCCGATACCATATATCCACCACTCTACCACCACTCTGTGCGATACTATACCGATACCATAGTGATAGACTCATACATACTCATAGATACAATCACTATTTATATAGTAAATTGAGTTGATACCCTATGCTATACCCTTTACTATAGCAACACCATACCACACAGCACCACACAGAGCCACAATGGTGTGTATTAGCTATGATTGTATTGGTATGCTTATAATGGTATAGTTTATGCATATTTGCCCCGATTTCAGCTATGATTATAAATTATTTTCAATCACCCTATGCCGATACTATAGCCTATTGATGTGATACATCTGTATCATTTAATACTTGCATTTGTGGTTTGGCTATGCTTAACTTGTGGTAGCTTATCAATTGATGTTTTATCGCTTTTTGAAATAACCACTTGAGCAGTGGGTCAACAGAGTTAGAGGTTTAAGAGTCTCCGAGAGAGACCAACCTTGAGACTGCCTTGCTGAATGCAGATACTAAACCGAGAAGAGATTCGAGGGGGGCTGAAAGGTATCGAGGATAAATGACAGATAAAGTAACGAGTGACTGACGGGTATTCGGGTAAGTAATTGACGAGGACACCATACAATAGATTTGAGTGACCTCCTTCAATAGAACAGACTTAATGTAATGGAAGATTAAATTCTGAAGTGTTTCCGATGCTTAGTACCGGCTCGTAGATGGGTGACTCCATCGTCTTACAAGGGGTAAGAACCACAAACCTTAAGGTAGGGAATAGAGAACTTTGAGTGGCTCGTAACCACTTCCTACCTCTGACAATTAAAAACAAAACAAGGAGAACAAAATGGCTATATGCTATTCGACTGACTTAAAAGAGATGGGTGATATAAGAGGTAGAAGACCTTTTCACAAATCTAAAGAACAGAAGCTAAATCTATCGATAAATGAGTGTCGTAGATTTGGTGATGCTTACTCTATAAAGAGTGAGCTACAGAGGGAAAACTCAAATTTTAACAAGAACAGAAAACCAATCAAGGAGAATAAGTAAATGAATATCAATGAACTAATACAAGAGGTTGCTGAAATGATAGGTAACCATACTAAAATGGGTCAGAGTGGTATTGTCTGCTCTATGAGTAAAGTAGAAGAGATTGTAGGTAATTGTGATGCCTACGACAAAATAGGTGACCATATTGATGGTGTGTCTACTTTCTACCCCGAAGATGTAGCTTTCTGCTTCATAGAGTGTGTAAGACAATGTGAATTACTTGCTAATACAGAGGTGATGAATGGGTGTGAAGAGAGAATAAATGTGTATCAAGAATCTGAAATCAAAATAGGAGGAACTATCAATGGGTAAGGCTGAAGCTAAAATCAAACTATCTAAAGTGCAAGAGGAGATTCAGAACATCGCACTTGACTCTCTTAAAGAGGGTAAGCTAATATGGAAGAAATCTTGGGAGAGTGGAGGAGCTGAAATTATGCCTATGAACCACATATCCAAGAAGATGTATAGAGGAGCTAATATGTATCTAACATTTGTAGCTCAAGCTGAAGGATATAAGCACAATAAATGCGTGACTTTCAATCAAGTGGTCAAAGCTCTTGGACTGACTAAAGAGAGATTTGGTAAATTCTACAGATTTGTAGATAAAGATGGAAAGAAATTCGAGGGTAAGATTGTGCAGAACAGAGATGGAGAGAAAGCTAAAGCATATCCCGTTGAGTTTTGGAAGATAAACTACAAGCTAAAAGAGACGGGTGAGTATTTCACCTACGATAGATACAAGGAAGCTATCAAGAGTGGTAAACACACCAAAGATGAGTTTAGAACTTGGTGGGGAACTCCTCGAGTATATTATGTCTACAATATCGAGGACACAGCTCTTCCTCTTCCTAAAGTGGTGAAAGCTAAAAAAGTAAGAAAGACTCAAGCAGAGAAGCTGTTCAGAACTCTTGTAGAGGGTATGCCTAATGCTCCTAAAGTAGAGATAGATGGACGAGATGCTTGTTATAGTCCTCCACAACATACTATCCATATGCCTACAATGGCTCAATTTAAAGCTAAAGTGAAAGGTAAGAATGGAGAGTATTCTTGGTTCGATACATCTTGTCACGAGTTAGTGCATTCTTCGGGTCATAAAGATGGTCTATCAAGAGAGGGTATTACTGACTTGGGTATGTGGGGTGACCACAAGTATGCTAAAGAGGAGCTTATCGCAGAGAGTGGAGCGAGTATGATTGCCCACTTTTATGGCTTGGTATCTCCCGATACTATCAAGAATACTAAAGCATACTTACAAAGCTGGTCTAAAGTACTGAAGAAAGACCCGACTATAATGTATGATGCTCTTCGTGAGTCATCTAAAGCTGTGACATACATCTTACAGCTTGATAAATAGGGATAAATAATCAGAGGGGTTGCATCTGTGACCCCTCATAACATAGGAGAGCTAAATGCATAGAATTACTGATTTCAAAACTGAACAGCCTTGCATTAAGGTTAAGTATTTAGAGGGTAAAAAGATAGCTAAACAGCTTCTTCTTACAGCTCTATTACCAAACAATAGCAGAAGATGTGTTGGTCTCGCTCATAATCAGATAGGTGGTGATAAGAGAGTATATATAGTGAAACACGACAAGAATTGGAGAGCATTTATCAATCCTACTATATCTGTGAGCAGTAACACAGAGACATCTTTTGAGAATTGTATGTCTTATCCTAAAGGTAAAACAACACCTATTCAAAGAGGTGTTGAGGTATCTGTGATGCATCAAATAGGTGAGAATGAGTTTAAAACTGAAACATTTACTGGAGAGGTGGCTATCAGACATCAACACGAGTTTGACCATTTGCAAGGTATTCATATTTACAATAAAAATGAGGAGAAATAAATGAGTGTATGTGTAAGGTGTGCTAAAAATGAAATGGATAGTGGCGAGTCTACATTTGACTTAAGAACATTGAGAATGTCTTGCTTTTATGCTATGGACGAATATGATGTTCCTTATAAGAAAGATGAAAAGAATAAACAATTTACATTGAGAGTGTGTAAACCTTGTCGTGCTGATTGGTTGACTACTATAGAGATGTGGTTTAATATGCCCCAAGATTTAACATACTATAAATCAATGAAATGTATAAACAATATTTTAACAGAAAAATTGGAGAACAAATAAATGTCAAATGAAAAATATACAGATGGTTATGGTAACCTTTTAAATGAAGAAACTGGAGACCAGCTTACTGGTCATACAGAGTATGGTGATTTTATGGTAATTGACCAATTAAGTGGTGGTAATAAAGTGGTGTATGCTTTTAGATATGAGAGAGGTGAAGAGAATGTTCATTCTGAAAGAATAGATACTATTTATTTTCACGATGCTAAAATTGGGTATTGCACTGACCATAATGCTAATTATATGAAGAGCAGAAGCCACCAAAGCTGTGCTATTGATATATTAGATATACATTGGAATAAAAATTCTTACGATGATGCACAACACAGAGAACAGAAGACTCATTACAGACTTAATCAGTATTTGGCTGGTATTGTATTAAGAGGTGAGCATTCTTATAAGGTGGTTAGATTTACTGAAAAAGAAGATGCTTGGATAAATACTACTCCAGATATGGATTTATGGGGTAGCAGACTTAATATTGCCCAGCTTCTTAATGATTACAGAGAGCGAGAACTACAAGATAAATTAGACGAATTAGGTATTTAAAAATAATAAGGAGGTCAAATAAATGGCTAAAGTTATCAAACAATACAGAGTGCATCAAACAATATCAATATTTGTAGAAGCAGAAAATGAAGCTGAAGCTAAAGAAAAAGCTCTAACCGATGACAATTTAGATGGGTGGAATAAATGGGACATCGAAGAGTGTGATAGTATTATAAACTTTTATCCACCATTAAACAAGGAGAACAAGTAATGGAAATTAAATTAAACATTGAACCTATGCCCGATAGAGAAGACTTTTTCTATTTCGAACTTGCTGGTAACTACTATACTATAATGACTGATAAACATTATTATTACCCCGATGATAAGACTAATGGTAGGATTCAATTAATGTCTTCCCCATCACTTGATGGTGGTGGTGATGGTAACTGGGATTGGTCTATTGTAGAAGATGTAAGTGACTTAACTATTTTTCAATTAAATATATTAAACTCTGCATTAAAGAGAATATTTAAAAGAAAGATAGACATTAATGAAGATGTAATTCAAAGAAGAGGTGTTGAACTACAATATGCATAACTTAATAACTTAAGGAGAAATCGATGGGAAACTTAATACTTTTCGCTTTAGCTATAATAAACTTAATATTATTAGTTTTTGTGATGACTGAAGTGCAAACATTACTCGCATTCAGAAAGCGAGACAACAAGAGAATTTCTGAAAACTTTTCATTTATATTTAAAATATATAAGGAGAAAAAAGATTTAAAAAGCCAACAATATGAATTGATGGATAATGGCGAATATTTAACTATAAATAAACACGAGGAGAAAATAGATGGAAGAAAATAACAGAGAACTATTAAACACACCAAAATGGTTTGGTTTATATTTAGATGGGTATCGTAGCACTAATAAAAGATATAGCGATATATGGAGCTTTTTTGGTGTTTCTTTAAATCATATATATGCCGAAACAAAAGAAACTAAAAATGCTGAAGGCACAGAAGTTATATATAAAGACATAACATCGGAATACTATTCTGAACTTTTGCACAAACCTATTATGCAAGATTATAGTAAGGGTTTGAACGAGGTAAGAACCGATGTTAAATATGGTTGGGACGATGTGGAGATTAGACAGAGACTCAAAAAGAAAAAGAAACTGCTTAAGAAACAGCTTGAGGTAGTTAGAAGAACCAACAAAACTAAAGATAGAGAATCATTAAGAAAGTTATCTAATCTTTTTGCTTACGATATATTTGGATATGGTTATAATAAAAAAGATAAACCTTCTATGCTACGAATAATGATTGATATGTATATTGAGCTGGAACTTGCCCGAGATAAAGCTAAAAAAGAGGTTCAAGCACTTACCGACCCTCTATTTTTACAAAGAAGAGATATTAGGTGGTTTGTGCAGAGAGAGTATGAAAGATATGTGACTCTTACCACAGAGATTAAAACCTATGAATCAGAGATGGCTAAATGGGAGAGAGTTATTGCTTTATTGTATTACCCTCTTTATTATTGCTCTCTAACAGATAAGTATGAGTATAGAAATGGCTTTAAAGGTCGTAAGCCAGAGTTTTTAAGTAATAGAAAAGGGTTAGATGCATTCTATGATACTGAAATACTTACTGGACACGAGACACCTACACACTGGGATTGGATTAAAGCTGTATTAAGAGGGGTTGACTCAATAGTTGGAGATGCTAATTATAAATATGATAATATGGTCAGAGATTTTGTCAATCATAATTTTAATGGCTCTACAAATATGTCTTCTAATTTCTATAGAGGTGTAGACAATGGAGCGAGTATTTTTGTTCTGGAGGGTTTATGTAAACTATATAAGCTGAACAAACAGAGTATAAATAGTAGCTCAAAAGGGTTGTGTCTTGCTTATGCTTTTAACAAGGAATATAAAACTGATGTATGGTTTAGAAATGCTAAAATGGAGGGAGGTAGCAATGAGTAAAGAAAATAATGAATGTGATATGGTAGTAACACTTACGATTCCTTATGTTCCTAATTGCGAGGAATCTTTTTTATTAAACTTACCACTCTATCTTACTAAAGGCTGTTTTCAAGATGGCTTGGTAAATATAGATAGTGTACAAATGGTTAACGAAAGATATGTGGAGGGAAGAGATGAGTAATAAACAAGAGATATTAGAGAATCTGGAAGAGGCTATCGATACATTAAATAATCATTATGATGCGATGCCCGATGTAATAAATAATGTCACAGATAAACTTAAGTCTGTGCAATGGTCAGTTAATATAAATATGGAGGATAAATAATGGCTTTAAGAGATGTTGAACAAGAAACTTGTCAGCCAGAAGATAAAAAAGATGTAATGGCTGAAGTAATAGATTCTATGTTTAGGTATGGAACAAGCTCTCTTTATAAAGAGCAAAGAGCTATAGCTAAAAAGAATATGGTATGGAACGAAGACAAATCTAAACAAAAAGGAGTTTGGGGTGAAGATGTTCACTTTATGTTTAGACTTAATGAAAGATGCTTTTATGTAAGTGGAACGAAACATTACTACGGGGTAGATGAAGAGCTTAAAAATGATGGGTGGGGTTGGATGAATGGATTTAACTGGTCTTGTAATATATCTTGGTGTGATGACGAAAGGTGGAAAGAATATAAGAAATGCCTTAAGAAATGGGGGGAAACACCTTTTGGAACATACCCAGATAATTTTGACCACCCATATGATTTTGACCTTATGGATTTCTATAAACAAGAGCGAAAAGAAGAAAGAGAACTTCGAGAACTTGAAGAGTTAGAAGAAATAAAAAAAAGTAATGCTTATGAACTTGGATTAAAAGAGGAGGATAAAAATGATTAAATATCAAGTACAAGCTAAAAGTCACAATAGAATAGCTGAAGAAAAGAAAGCTGGTGGTGAGGCTGGTGGTTATGATTTCTATAGTGGTTTACACGACACAAAAACAGATGCTGAAAAATATGCGAGTATGCTATTAAGACAAGAGAACAAATACTGGGCTATCACAAAAATCTTTGAGGTTGAGGTAAACTTCACCGATGATGAAGAGGTTGCTAAAAGAGAGGGATATAAGTCTTTCTGGTTAGAAATTTATGAAGAAGCAAAGTATGTAAAACAATACTGGGCTAAAGATGAAGCATCACTTGAAACTGATGAAGCTACTGAAGTGATTCAAGAACACTATAATGATGGAGATAAGTTTGAGTGGATAAAAGGTTCAGAAGATTGGACTATCCACGAAGACACAACAGAGGAGGTTAAATGAGAAAACCAGATTATAAAAAAATGAGAGATATGCTTGGTAAGGATTACAAAGACTTAAATAATAATGATACAATCTATGAGTTTTTAAAATCTTTTGAGCCTTATCAAATTCCAACAAAGGAGGTTAAATGAATAAAAAAACCGAATGGAAGAAATTTGGCGAACCTATTGACTTGGTTGCTGAAGTAGAAAAGGCTCTGGGTTATAAACAAGGTGAACCCTTTGATGAACCAGAACCTAAATACACACCTATGTCTAATGATGAACACGGAACTATAGAGGCAAGAGACAATTATGAAAAATGGTATTATGAAAAGTATGTTAGACATTGTGATGAGAATGGATGTGGAGGTTGTGAACATTGTGTTAATTACCACGAGACTTTAAATGGTAGACACGAGGGATATGAACAAGCAATGAAAAACAAACAAAAAGCAAGTAAGGTTGAGGTGGGAAACTTAAAACCAGAAATTGTCTGGGACTCTTCTATACGGAGATATGTAGATATAGCCAATGGTAGACTTGCAGATGGGGGGAATGAATGAAGAGAGATGAAGCAATAGGATTTATCCAGAGGAACTTTAAGAAAAACGAATCTATAGCTATTTTGACTTGTTTTACAAGCTCTGATGTAGAGTGGATGTTTATACAAGGTAAAGAGCAAGGTTTAATTAAAGGGCATAAAAGAATCACTAAAAAGGATGCTGATGATACAATAGGGTTGTTTGAAAAGAGGTTTGATGCATCTGTTGGTTCTGGTTGGGACTCGTTATTAGATTGCCTCAAGGATGTATTAGAAGATAAAAAAGTATCTAAAGTTATTAATATAAAGGAGTCGAAATGAGTGATAAGTGCAACATAAACTTAAGAGGTATAGATAGAGATTTATATCAAGAATTTAAATCTGTAATATATAAACAAGGAGCAAAGAATGTTAAACAAGCAATTGTTAGAATGATGGAGGCTACTATTAGAGCTAACAAAAACCTATAACATTCGATTCACAAACCAATTCAAGATGTTCCTCATCTATAAAATCCGATAAATAATATGTTTTTTCGGAGGGTGATTCAACAGAGTTACCCTCTGAATCATACATAGGGGACTCTTGGTCTAGATTGTCAACACTTTCATATATTGATAAAACTTCATTTGTTTTGTCATTATATAAGATTTCTAGAACATATAGTTTTTTACCTTTTGACATACATAAATATAAGAATATTAGCACTATTTTAATATTCATATCTTGTAAAATATATTTTACAATGTTAAATTAAGGTATGACTATAAAAGAAATAAAGGGTTATCTGGTCGATAACGGGGTAAAGAGAAACTGGTTAGCTAAAAAGCTAAAAATATCAGATTCTTATTTATCATTAATCCTCTCTGGAGATAGAGTGCCTCCAGAGTGGTTCGGGAACAAAATAAACAAAATAATGAACAAGGAGAACAAAAATGGCGAAGAAAGTATGGGAAGTCAGATATAACACAAATCAAGAAGGCTATAGAACTAGATGGACTATAGAAGCTACCACAAAAGACCAAGCTATTGGTAAGGTTGCTAGAATGGTTACAACTAATTCTTTAGTTAAAGGTGTGATGTTTCAATATGTAGACTGCATCAATGTCACTGAAGAAGTAAACAATGGGACTTATGATGCTCAAATAAAAAGAGACGAACAAGGTATTAAACATAACTATGATATGTATAAGGAGGGAGAATAATGGCTAAATTAACATATAAAGAAGTGTGGGAAACACTAGGTAAAGTAAATCTAAAAGATATTGGTGGTAAAGATTATACCGAAACAAGAAAAGGTAAATTTACTGCAACATACTTGCCTTGGGCTTTTGCTTGGGAGGTATTAATGAACAACTATCCAGATGCTAGGGTTGAATGGAAAGAGTGGGAGGTTCAAACCAATGTAGAAACATATACTAGAGATGTATTAACATACGATGATAGAACTTGTATGGTTGAATGCACTATTTGGATTGGAGACCTTCACAGAACAATGTGGTTACCAGTATATGATTTTAAACACGATGCTGTTGCTAACCCAAACTCACACCAAATAAATACTGCTAAACAAAGATGTTTTGTTAAATGTTTGGCTATGTATGGATTGGGACATTATATCTTTGCTGGTGAAGATGTTCCAACAATTCCAGAAGAAACAAAACCTAAACCAAAACCAAAAGCTAAACCAAAACCAAAGGCTAAACCGAAAAAGGTTGAAGAACCTAAAGAAGATTTTAGCAAACTAGAAGATGTTTTAAATGATACTCTAGATGGTTTGGCTGAAAAAGATAGAAGAGAAACTATGGTAGGCTTCCTTAATACACATAAGGATGCTGAATTTCTTAATGATAACTCAAGAAAGGCATTAAATGATTTTCTTGTAAAAAGTGATAACCAAACAACTGAAATAATTGAGACTTGGTATGACAGACTCAAAGAGGTTGTTGATAATAATAAGGAGAAGTAGTATGGCTGTAATTTCATTCAGTGAAAAACCAATAGATGTCAAATTAAAGTTTGATTCTGGTAAAAAAGTAGAGGGTAACTATGGTGACCAGTTTATGTGGGGGTGTAATGACGATGATGTTTTTTATGCTACACCAACACTAAATGCCTTAATTATGATGTCTAGTGTTAAGGCTGGTGACACATTATCTGTAAACAAACAATTCAAAGAGACTGACGATGGTAAAAAAATACCATACTTCTTAGTGAATGGTAAGTCTATGGATGATATAAAACAAGGACAACAAGATAAGGAACAAGACCAAAACCACCAAGAAGCTGTAGATATGGTGAAAAGTGTTTTTGGAGATGCATCTGAAAAACCTAAAGCATCAGATGTATATACAAGGTTAGGAGACCTTGAAACACGAGTTTCTAAACTTGAAAACAATAATAACCCATCTAACGATGAGGTTCCATTTTAAAGGAGAACAATAATGCAACATTCAAAAAAGAGATTCACTGATACTAAAAAGTGGGAGAAAGAATGGTTTCTTTCTTTATCTCTAGAAGACAAGTTAGTATGGCTTTATTTACTAGATACTTGTGATGAATGTGGTCTTTGGAATGTGAATTGGAGGTTATGCTCTGTATTGACTGGTGTGGATTTACAATCTGCACCAGATTCAATGCAACATCAATTAATTAAAACTAACCACGAGAAAGTTTTATGTATAAAGGATTTTATGCCTTTCCAATATGGATTAGAGTATTTGGAAAAGAAAAGTCCTATGATAACAAAGTGTGTAAGAAAATTAATTGGATATGGTATAATTGAACAATCTGATTTCGATACTGCACAAGCACAAAATGGGGGTGAAGCCAGAGTGGTTACCACCCTACAAGAACAAGAAAAAGAAGAAGTTAAAGTAAAAGAAGATAAAAAATCTTTAAATAGTATAACTATAGAATATAGAAAGGAACTACAACATAAGTATTTAGATGTAGATGTAGAACTAGAGTTTGAAAGATTTAAAAATTGGTTAGCTTCTAAAGGTAAGAGATTTAAAGACTATAGAGCTGGTTTTAGAAATTGGCTTGTTAGTCCCTATGTTGAAAAGACTGACAAAATGAAACAAAAAATAAAAGAAGAAAAACAACTAAAGGAACAAATAGAAGCTAGGAAGAGAGATGAGAATAAAGACCCTAATGAGTTTGCTCCACCACCAGAGTTTTTAGATTTTGTTAAAAACTTTAAAACTAGAAATCATAAACCAGAGGAAAACGATGGAAAAGAGACTTAACATAGATGCATTGCTTAAGTTTTTAAACTATAGTGGTTTTAAATTCTATTTTGAAAGAGACCCTTTTCTTAAAGGAGGTTCTAGTGTTTCTATAAACACAATAGATGAATCTTTGTTAATAAGTAAAGTAAAGGATTTCAATTTAGAAGAGACTGCTAATAGTTTAGAAGATTTTAAGTAAGGTTAGATAGTAAAAAAGGTTATATAAAAGACCCGAAAGGTAACTCTTAAATATAGCTGGATTTTATCCTAGGAACTAGAGTGCATAAGCCACCTTACTTTGAGAGGGGTGTTCTTTGTACAGAGGACACCTCGCTCTAAAATTAAAGGAGAACTATGATTGATTTAATTAAGATATATAATAAATATTTGCTTAAAAAAGATGCTGAAAGTCAAATAAAAAGAAACAAAGATAATCCAGATATGATGGATGCAAGTTCTGGTGGTCTTTGTATGAGAAAGCATTACTTTAAAGTAAATGGATATGAAAAAAAGCCTACCGATGTAGATTCTTTAAGAATTATGAGACTTGGAACTATTGTAGGTAATGAATTTGAAAATGTAATGAATGATGCTTTTGCTGGTGATTTATCTATAGAATATTACCAAGAAATATTATTAAAATCTGAACGACTTAAAGTTGCCGGACATTTAGACTTTATGATTGTTAAAGATAAAAAAGGGTATATATATGACTGGAAAACAGCCAAAGCATACAAATTTAGAAATGTAAAAAAAGGTAAAGCTGATGCCTTAAATTATGAAATACAAGTTGCTACATATGGATTGATGGCTTTAGAGCAAGGTTTGTGTGATTCTATTGAATATTTAGCTCTTGTATATTATAATAAAGACACATCAGAAATGTTTGAACATAAAATTCCACTATCATCTATAAGGCAAGCAGAAGCATATTGGTTAGAAGTAGCTGAAAGAACAGAAGACTTTAAAAGAGAACCAATAGAGTGTATAAATAAGGTGCCTATATACAGATGGGAATGTGGAAAGTATTGCTCTTGGTCTCATATATGTGAGGCTTCAACTAATATAGGAAAGGGATAGTATGGAAATAATGTTTGGTTTTTTTATAGTAATAGTTGGTATGTTTTTAATAACCGGAATTATAATAGAAATTATTGAAAGATATTATAAGTATAAACAAAGGAGAATTTATGAAAATGAAAAAAATTAGATGGAGAAATTTAATAGTTTATTCATCTCTATTTATATTAGGCTTTATGTTCTGGTATGCTATTGTAAATAGATTTATGGAGGTTTTATGAGTCGTGGAATAGCACACGAATTAGCTTTTGTGTATATAACATCAGATGGCTCTAGATTTTTAAATAAACAAGATGCAGTATTTCATCAAGAATATTTAGATGAAACAGATGTGGAGGAGAGTTAGTGGGTGATATTGTTATTAAAGGAAGCCCAATAGCTCAAAAAAGGCATAGGCATATTGGTAAGTTTGTTAGGGTTTATGACCCCAGCTCAAAAGACAAGAAAGCTTTTGCTTCTAAACTAAAGAAACAATGGAAGAAAAAGGCTCTAAATGGGAACATCTTGCTTTTTGTAACCTACTATATGCCTAGACCTAAAAAACACTATAGAACCGGTAAATTTTCTAATGTCTTAAAAAAGGATGCTCCAGAGTATCATAAAATAAAGCCAGACATTGATAACTTAATTAAGTTGA